ACCAGGCACGCGCCTGCTTCGACAAGTGGGGCGTCTCCTTCGTCACCATGGGTGTCTGGGTGAAGATGGTGAAGGACGGCAGCAAGCCGACCTTCGGTACCGGCTACGCGCTCCGCAACTGCCATGAGCCTTTCCTGATCGGGAAGGTCGGCAAGCCGAAGATCCACGCGCGCAACATCCGCTCCGCAATCCTTTCCCCGCGCCGCGAGCACTCGCGCAAGCCCGACGAGGGCTACGTCGAGGCCGAGAAGATGGCCGGCCCGTATCCGATGGCCGACATCTTCAGCCGCGAGCAGCGTCCCGGCTGGGACTCCTGGGGCAACGAAACCTCGAAGTTCAACCCCCAGCAGGAGATCGCAGCATGACCCAGAAGATCACGAACATCAGCGTGGTGCGCGCCGGCCCGATCGGGTTCGCCGCAACGAAGATCGAGAACGAGGGCGAGCAGCCCAACATCAAATTCCGAATGGTCTTCGGGGACACCGTCCTCGCAGACATGGGTGAGGAGGCTGCGCGCTTCTTCATCAGCCGTGTGCAGGAGGCCTTCGCCATCGAACGTGGTGACGAGTGGACCCGCCTGCCCACCTACGCCGCGGTCGAAGCCGACCGCCAACGGATCGCTGCCCGCAACGCGGCGGTCTGATTTACCTCAAACGGAGCTACCAAAAATGAAAACCCTGAGCACGGCGCTCGTCGGCGCCGCGATCATCGCTTTGTCTTTTTCGGCCGCTGAAGCACGTCCAAGGCATCATCATCACCACCACGCTCGCGTGGCCAAGATCAACGTCACAGCTCCCCAGGAACACTCGTTCTTCGGCGACCTTCAGAGCGGCATCAGCGCAGGGGTCGGCGTCGTCGACCGCGCCCGCCAGTTCGTCGGCGAGACTGCCAACCAGGTGGGCGTTCGCAGCACCCTCTGGTGCTCGGCGTTCCTCCGCAAGGTCACGGGCGCCCAAGACGTCGATGACCGCGCCCTCTCCTGGGAGAAGCACCAGCGCATCGCCCCGCAGGTTGGGGCTGTCGTGACCATGGGCCGTCGCGGCGGCGGACACGTCGGAGTCGTCTCCGGATTCACTGCCAAGGGTGACCCGATCGTCATCAGCGGCAACCACGGCGGTCGAGTGCGCGAGGCGGTCTATTCCCGCAGCCGCATCCGCGCCTGGGTTTCCCCATCCTAAGGAGCCATCAGTTGAAGTTCACAACCGAAATGCTTCGGGATGGACTCCTCCGCAGACACAAGCCTGGCGCCGTCGCGCGCCAGGAACTGCGGATCGGGTGCGGGTACGCGGGCGGTGCAGACCGCTCGATCGACCTGTGGGTCATCGAAGCCGCAGCCACCAAGGGCTGCCCTGCCACGAGCTACGAGATCAAGGTCTCGCGCTCCGACTTCCAGAAGGATGTGAAGCAGCCGCTCAAGCAGCGCGGCGCGCGGCTGTTCTCCGACCAGTTCTACTTCGTCACGCCACCTGGGCTGCTGCGGCCGGAAGAGATCCCGGATTGGGCAGGCCTGCTGGAGCCGTCGTCGAAGACGAATTGGCTGCACTGGCCCACCTGGCGCGAGGTCGTGCCGGCTCCGATCCGCTCGAAGGACGCGCCGAGCTGGCCGTTGGTCGTCAGCATGCTCCGCAAGGAGCCAATCATCGTCCCCGGCGAGATCGAGCCGGAGGTCAACATCACCGTCAGCGGTTCGCTCGACATCGACTTCGATGCCGTCGCCGCTGAAATCGCCCGCGAGTGCTCGGAGGCAGGTTGCTGATGCCCATCATCAGACAGAAGTGGATCGACCGCAAAGATCTGAAGGCGAACCCGGACAGGTTCTACGTCTTCGGCGACAACGTCGAACGCCGGGGCTACGGCGGGCAGGCAGCGCAGATGCGCGGCGAGCCCAACGCGATCGGCGTCGTCACCAAATGGAAGCCCAGCATGGCTCCTGGGGCTTTCTTCGACGACAGCATCCAGTGCCAGATCCTCGTCTTGCAGGATCTGCATGTCGTCCAGAAGGTGCTCGATGAGGGTAAGACGGTCGTGGTGCCGGAGGATGGCATCGGTACCGGTCTCTCTCGCCTGCATGCCACGGCTCCGAAGCTCGACCACAAGATCAAGACGTGGTTCGCCGAGCGAGAGAAGCGACTCGGACTCGGGTTCTGCCCGACCTGCGGGGAGCCCGGCAACATGATGGAGAAGCGTCCGAACGGCGACACCATCTGCACCGAGGGCCACAAGCACCCGTCAGTGGAGTTCCGCTGATGGGGCCGGAGCAACAGCGACTGATGAATCGGCTCTTCAACGATCCGACCCGCAAGGTGCGCAACTTCAAGATCACCCCCGGCGACAAGCCCTCCACCAAGGAGGAGCTGTGCGCCGAGATCAACAAGGCGATGGACGAAGTCGAGCGGCGGCGTGCTGCCGGCGACCGCGGCGATGGCCCTGTTCGCACGAAGAAGCCGCCCGTCGACGTGCGGGAGCTGGTCAAGAACCTGGAGGATTGAATGCCATTCCGTCCGCGCCCTGTCCCCACCGCCGAGCAGCTCGACCGCATCGAGCGGTGCGACATGTACCGCGCGGGCGGCGACGTGATCTGCAAGCACTGCGGCAAGCTCTACTACGACCATCCTTATTTCGCCGAGCCCTACGAGTGGCTCACCATCGTCTGCAACGGCGACATCGTGAAACTGTGAGACCCATGACCGAGCATAGAAAGACCGTCTACGGCTATCCCCTCACTGACGTGATCAAGATCCTCCAGATGCACGGCTACAGCGTGAACCGCGAGCCGAAGCCACAGCTCAATGTGTACGAGGTAAGCCACTATGGAATCTGGCTGGGCGGCACGTCGATCGTCGTCGCCGAGAGCGAGGATCGCGCCCTGGCGATGACCAAGTTCAAGATGGTCGAGCGGCAGCTGCCGGCGACCGACATCCGTGTCATCCGTTCATTCCCTCTCGACGAGGCCGAGTGCCACGTCATCGACAATGGGGACTACTGATGCCGAGGCACTGGGCGAGCTGGTGGAGCGGCAACTATACGGACGAGGGCTGCACGAAGCCCCCGTTCAAGTTCTGGGTCAGCGGCTACCGGCCGCGCGACGAGGAACGTGACGAGCAATCCTTGTGCGCCGTGATCGATGCGCAGGACGACCTCGACGTGACCAACCTGATCAAGCAGCACTATCCGGACTTCGAGATGCGGTTCATCGACGAGAAGCCGGACGGCTGGCAGCCTGGGAGCCGCTTCCCATGACGATGCCGACAGATGACGACCTGCTTCGGCGCGCGGTGCATGGGGCTCGCAAGCACTCCGCACCCAAGGGCGTGAAGCATCCGAGGTGGGTGGCCGTGATGGAGACCTTCGCCCTCGGATCAACCCGGGCGCACGAGCTGGTCGCGCGTTACGGGTTGGACCCCGACGAGATGGTGAAACGTACCTAGATCATGATCAGGACGGCGGCGAGCAGCGCGATGTTGGCCGCCGTCATCCAGGTTATCAGATAGAGCTGGCGGTTGATGCGATCGAGCTTATCCATGGCCGTGTGTGTCAGATTGTCGCAGTATGTGCGACCGGTTCTCAAAAGGCTTATCTGGGTCAATCTCAGGGGGCGCAATCGGCGCTCCCGTTCACCCTGCTTACTGGGATTCCATATGAAGAAGCGTATTTCCCTATCCCATTTCCAACAGCCTGCCTACACCGACATGATCACCCACTCCGCGGCGAGCCGCATCCCTGCTGTCGGCCAGATGCACCGGATGCTCCAAGACGACTTCGGCCACCTGACTCATGGCCAGATGCGTGTCATCGGGCGCCTGATCCGCCGGGTCGCAGAATCGATGGGCTTCCGTCTCGTCCGCGACAACGTGCCGTTCAAGCTTCCCGGCTGCCAGTTCAGCTCCGGCGCGATCTACGCCTAACGAAAACGACAAAGGCCCCGCGAGGGGCCTTTTTTCGTTCATCGCAGCCTCACCCACAGGCTGCCATCCACCCCGGCCTTGCACTCGACCTCGAAGGTGTCGTGACGCTCCTTGACCTGGTTGAGGAAGGCCTGGACGACGTCCATGACGTTCCGCCGATTTGTCGGAGCCAGATCGGGCATCGCGTACGCGCAGTCAGCGCAGATGATCGCCCGCTTGTCGCCGATGAAGCTGGAATCCTCCAGCTCCCGGCACAGGAGGCCGATGCAACGGCTATGCACGTACTCGCCTGGGGCCCATCCATGCCGCTGCGGCCTGTCGTCATGCTTCCATTTGAGCCGGAGCCCAGCCATTAGCGGCTGAGCCCGGTGGCGAGCGCGAGCCCGTGCGCCGCGGCGATGGCCTGGCGCGAGTGCTTGAAGCTGATCAGCTGAGTCTTGCTGAAGTGCTCCGCCATCGCCTTGTCGAGGTCCGCGTACATCGTCTCCACGTCCGCATCGTTGTGGATGATGAAGTCCGGCTTGATCAGGTCGATGCGCTCGCTGGGATGCACGCCCCACATGATGCCGAACTTGTCGTACAGGAACTCGCCCAGCTTGTGCTTGAACTTCGCCGGCTTGGTCCCCGGGCGCTTGATCATGATCACGAAGCCGCCGAGGCTGCGGATCGCCGCCGCTTCATTCGGGAAGCGGACGGAGTCGTTCATCACGGACTCGCCGTTCGCGACGCCGGCAGCCCAGGTGTTGGCCCAGAGGTTCTGGTTGATCATCTCGCGGCCCCACTCGGTGCCGATCGTGATCTGCGCGTAGCGCGAGGTGACGCCCAGGCACGGGATGACCTGCTCCTTCAGATCGCCCTCCAGGTAGCGGGTGATCTCATCCGACGACATGCCGTTCGCCTGCAGCAGCACGGCGAGCATCGCCCGCAGCGGCTCGGCGATGTGCTTGCGGCGGATGCCGTACTTCTTCTCCAGGTACAGCGCCGCCGTGGTCT